CCAGCAATGGCAGCTCCGGAACAGCCCTTTCGGACTGTTCGGATGTTGGGTCTAACCCCCTGCATCTGAATAGAATCTCACGGCAAACCTCGATATTATCAAGGTCTACTGAGAGAGGACACGACTCCCTCTTCCGTTACTGGAAGATAGCTCCGCCCGCAAAGTGAAAACTCGCGGGGTCCCATGGCCAGGAAACTGGCGGTCGGATTGGAACTTACAGTGGGCACTACTTGGTAGTAGTGGCCGCACGTTCGGCTCCTTACGACCATAGGGAAATAGGAGAGAGGAGTGGCGCAGCGATTTGAGAACTTGTATAAGGTTTAGGCCTTGTGCGAGCCATTGAGTTGGTGCACTACATACTCTTTCCGGGGTCCGGTTAGGACGACGAGAAGAATGTGTGCTGGTGACAAACCGGTCAGGTTAACAACCTGAGGTGATAGGGGGTCCGACGTCTCACGACGTAGCCCTCTGTCTATCATTAGTGCATGTTCCTATTATCTAACCCTAGCCTAATGGCGTTCTGGGTAAGGACATGTAACCACACGCGATTAATCTCGCTATCCCCCGAGGGGTGCCTGCCGCCCTTGACCCAAAAGGTCGAGGAAACGGAAGCGCTAAGGGGATTCCTATTCTTTCTCTTCAGCAATGTTCAACAAAGTTTCTTTTACGAGAACCTTATTGAAATCGCTGGCAAGACAGTTAGGAGTTCAACTAGCTTGGCATGCTGGTCTAAAATCCAGCAAGGCCCTACTCACTCCACTCCTAAGAAAGGTGGGGAGAGTAGTGCTAGGGAGATTGTCTCGGTCGTGGGTCTTGGCCACTGTACGTTTCGCACGCTATGTTCGAGCACTAAAGGTGGCTCAAGGAACGCGTGGGGTCGTAATCAATCTGAAGTCCTGCTCCATTTCCCTGATGAAGGGACTTGGAAAAGAACCTAAGGGCGATATGACCCTGTGCGGACCTCGAGTCGCTAGGAGTGGAACCGGACTTCCTCGAGTGATCCCATCCTCTCATCGAAAGATGTTGAGGGCGGGAGATAAGAGGGTTGCGAAGTTCTGGTTGACTCTATTCGGGTTATACCGAGTATTGTCATTCCCGGGCTCCGTGAACCTCTCATCTGTTACTTCACCGATGAAGACCACTGTTAACTTTGCGGATTACTTGGAATTCGGCGCTAGATTCTGGAAACAGATTCCTGCGACCGTAAAACCGTTTGATCCGAGATGGCGTCCTTACGCCATCACAAAGTCAGCACCTGGTACCGGTTCCAAGACTGGATGTGCGACCAGCACTGCGGCAATCCCGATTGCAGCCTACACTCTCCGGAGAAATCCAGAGGTGTGGAAAGCTTTCACGGATTGGTGCAATGCCTTCCCGAGACTTCAACAGGCCGTCGTGGCCGTTGAACACGGTTCCAACTTTGTAACTAAAGGATCTCCGGGCGGAAGCCTGGGGAAACTTGGTTTCAAAGAGGAGTCGGCAGGGAAGATTCGAACGTTCGCAATGGTTGACTGGTGGACTCAGATGTCTCTCTCGCCTCTCCATGATTGGCTGTTCACCATTCTCCGGCAATTGCCAGGGGATGGGACTTTCGATCAAGGAGGAGCAATTGAGTATCTGCGCCACTATGTCTCTGAGCACAAGATTAACCGAGTAGATTCGTTTGATCTGACGGCTGCGACTGATAGGATTCCCGTGCATCTCCAAGTGGTTGTCCTTGGATCCGTCCTTGGATGGCCACAGGCTGATGCCTGGGCTAGACTGTTAGTCAACAGAGACTATTTCCTTCCTGGTGAAGTTCCCGGAAGAATCCCTGCTGCAGCCTTACCCGAAAAGGTACGGTATGCGGTAGGGCAACCGATGGGAGCTCTCTCCAGTTGGGCGATGCTAGCCATTACGCACCATTGGTTGGTGCAATTAGCGGCTAACCGCGCACGCCACCTAAGTTGGTTTTCCGGCTATGCGGTACTTGGTGATGATCTGGTGATTGCCGACCGAAAGGTCGCTGATCAATACCTGATCCTTTGCCAAGAGTTAGGCATTGGAATTGCTCTACATAAGTCTCTACGATCTCGGAACGGAAGTTTCGAGTTCGCCAAGAGATTTGTGTGGAGCGGTACTGATGTCAGCCCCGTCTCTCTTCTAGAGGCGTCGGTTGCGAGCCGAGACCTTCGGACTCTCGGTGAACTCATTCGAAAGAACCCAGTGATGCGGCTTGCCGACATCGCTGCGTTCCTAGGATTTGGTTACCGGAATCTGGGGGGTCTGACCAATCGTTTCGAAGTTCTTTCGCAACGATTAGTCGGTTTACTCGGCTTCCTTTCTATGCCTGAGGCATCTCGGTGGGGAGCGGTGAACTACGGGGCTTGGGTAACTCGGAGATCAGTAATGGTCTCTGAGCCACCTCAGTCCTGGGAACACATGCTCCTAGAGTTGCGAAGAGTAACATCTTCGACTTCTCTACCTCTTCCCTCTTATGTGGATGAGTCGATGGAGGTTCCGCCTTTGGCGGAAGCTACATCAATTCTTCACACGGAGAGTGAGGATGCCGAGACGGCCGCTAAGGCAGAGCCGCAAAGAGGAACCCTTCATGTCGAGCGGTGGAAGTGGTTTAGACGGCTCCTAGCCTGGGATTGGCGTGCAATTATGCTCCGAAAGGAAGCACTGATTGAGGTCATTTCCCATGTCCAGGAGTTCCTAGACCAATCCACTGAATCCGAAGAAGGATTCTCGACCGTCTTCCAAACATGGCTTGAAGCCAAGTCTGTTGTTGACGTCAAGTTCCGATACAATCCCTTTTCTCGAGAGGAAACTCCTGAGAATCGAGTGCGGATCGGAGCTTGGATCAAACGATGGGCCCGGTTACAGGCTGTCGCTAGAAGCGGTACGCGGATGACCGATACGGAATTGTGGTGGAAGACCGCCGCAGAGATGCGGGCGGGTGCAGAAGGTTCTCCTATGGGGTCCGATGGATTTGAAAGTCCAGGGGTAGCTCCAGAGGGGTTTGGACTGTATCCTAACCCGTCTCCTTTACCTTCATCAGTGATGGAGGATCCGGAGACTTGGTTTAAGAAGAATCCTGGAAAAGCCAGAACTTGGGATGAAATCTTCAGCGATGAGCCGAAGAAGCCGTCCTAAGCTAAGGCTGATCCATGTGCCTTCCTAGACTATTTCTCGGGATTCTTGGCCATTTAAGCCATCTCCGAAGAAACCGTCCTAGTTGACGCACCTCTCGGCAGTACTAATATTTGGCCTAACGCGCTGGTGTTGGGCGTCGGCGTCCACAGTTGGACTCACGTCACACCCTTGAAAATGGGTCTGTGGAGTAGTAGCGCACTCTGCAGAGATACAATCTTTCGCTCACCATCCTAGAGATAGGTATGGTAAGAATTGAACTGCATCTGAGCAGC